TTTCAAGAGTTATTGGCTTGCTCTCTGGCTGTTCCTTGAGGCTTGCCCAGATCGTTTCAGCTTGAATCGCAACAAAATCGCTGCTCTCCACTTGGCCAGTCATCTTGCTGTACCTAGTGTGTTTCTGGATTATGCGGCTACGCTTAGCCCAAGTTATTTCGCTGAAGACATAGTGGCCAGCGTATTCTTTACCGAAGCGATCGTCGATATCTAAAGGTTCAGTTCGCACAATTCACCCTCTCCATGACATTTAGACGGTTGGCAGCAGCAGCCTCAAGGTCCACAAGAATGATCTTCTGCAATGACTTAGGCAACCGTAGAAGACGCCCCTGCAAAGTTCCCAAAAGTTTGATTTGCACGTTATCCACTTTCATCACCTTAAGCTATGGCTACGCTTTTCGCAACAAACGGCGCCTTTAAAGCGATAAGATCCTCGATGCGTGTCGGCGAGCCAACATTTTTCCATTTGCAATCAGTGAAAGTTGCCTTGTTTGTGCTGCCTAAGCCAATTTCAAGCGTAAAAGCTGTGTCACTCACTACATCATCGTATTCTTCCTTGACTTCGAATTCAAACTCGATTTCGCCACTTATGCTCCTATGCCTTTCCATCAGATACTTTAGCAATTGGCCATTTGTGCTGCGAATCACTGGAACCCGTTTCAAATGGTTTTCAACGGTGAATTTCCATGCGGTCACACGCTCCAAGGCTACGGTCTGCTTTTTGACATAACTCTCGTAGAACGCCACTGGAACATCTGACCAAGGCGTATAGCTCGCTCCAACTTTAGCTGTTCCAACAGCCAGATCTTGGCCAATACATTCAACATTTACTTTGGCAAGATCTTCAACCGCGCACTCCACAGTCGCTTTATCCATCATGCAGCCTTTGTGTAACAGCGATATTATGCCACTGGTTTTTTCGTAGAAAACCTCAGCGCTGATTGAAGCTAAACTCATAGCGAGGTTTAGTTCTGTGATATTTTGGAGATAATAGGCAAACTTCAGGTTTACGAGTCTAAGGCCTTTGCGAATAAACGCTAAATCCCTAGAGCCTATGCCTCGCACTTCGATTAAGCTTGGGTCAATTGCTGGCTCAACGTTTTCCGCTGTTATTTGAATCATAGCGGGAGTCGCTGGTGTTACGCCATAGTTGGCTTCGCTTACGTATGCAAGTTTTGCTTCATGCCCACCATATGGTTCAGACATTTTCTTTTATTCCTCCTTCTTTTGTCATTTTTTCATGACCATGATTTTACACTCCTGAGATCATCTCGAAGAACCATCCTTTGAGGATGAACTCAGTTTGGAACACGAAGGGCTTCACTTCAGGGTTTATGGGCATATTTCGGTAAGTGACTACGTCGCAGAATGTGATCCCGTTAACCTGAATCGTGCATTTAACGTAATCACAGTTTAAGATGGCAGCAGTCTCACCATCACTCGCATGATAAGTTCTCGCAAAAAGCCAAACATAGCCATTCGCGTCAACATAATTCGTGATGTCAGATAGCAACGTTATTGAAACCGTTGAATCCTCAGCGCTCGCGGGACTAGCCTGCGCCTGCTGCCAAGCCCCAGCTACATGATTCCAAACCTCAATCAGGAAGCCATTACCGCCCGGAGCAGTGCCATAACCCTCAAAACTCAAAACAATCTGTTTGATAACATCTTCTCGAGCATTCATTTTAAAGCGGAAAAGCATCATTGCATATTCATTATTGACATTGTGACTTTTCGAATAGCGATTATCGTCGCTATACCAGACCTTCACGTACTCCGTGTTTGTAAGCTCAATCCACAATGGGTTATCAGGCGAGATCTCGGTTGAGGCGCCAGACTGAAACGCCTTATGAGGGTCTCCAGAAGGATAGCCAAGACCCACAAAGTCATAGCTTGCCTGATTTGGCACATTACGGTTCTCCCGAATTATACGGTTAATCTCGGCGATTATCTTATCCCGCATGACCTGGCCAGGATCTACACCTGGCACAGTTTTGTCGACCGTGTAAATATTAGATCTAAGGCCTAAGATCCTGCGTCTAAGTCGACCAACTAACTCTAATTTCTGATCCGTACTTTGGTCAAAGTTTACGGTTATCTGCCCATCTCTTTCCCTCAAAAATTCCCGATCATAACTCTCATTTATGACGAGAATATTTGCAGAATTCCCATCATCCTTTAGAACACGGATGTTTTGCCTGATTAACCTTGCAATAGTTACGTCAGGATTTTCTAGAGCTGTCATGTCGCCAAAAGCCTCTTAGCTGTCGATTTGAAGTAGATCGTCTGATTTTCATAGGTGAAAGGCTGAACGGTCTGAAGCTCGTAATCCTCGCCCTTGCGACGTATCTTATCATGCACCCGAGCTGGAATGAACGTGTAGAAGATTACATAGTCATTAAGAAAATATCCTGGCTCAAGAATAACTTCCTCAGCTCGTAGAGGCGAAACAATCGCTAGCAAATCCAAGGGCTCGCCATAACTCACAGTTTCAACGGCCTGACGGACCGGATACAGCAGCACGACCTCGCCTTTACTGTTGAGGATCCTAGTGAATCGAGTGAGAGGCTCCTCGTAATTGAGGAACATTCTGGCCAACCAGGTTACGTTTGCCATGGCTTTCTGAGGCGTGATGGGGCTATAATCCGTGAAAACAGGACCCCAATACAAAAACTCGCCAGAATACTTGTTCACGACGTCGTAGGCAAGTTTGAAGCTTGGAGGATCTCTTTCCTTGCGAATCTTCCACAGGATTCCCGTTGTGACCGCATCATAATAGGCGCACGCTGAAAAACGTGTGACTACATCCATGTAGCCTGGCCAACAGATGCTTGGATCATAGCCAGGATACTGTCCAGAAGCCCGAATGCTTTGCAGAAAAGCGTAAACTTTTTGGCAAGTTAGACTCCAACTCTCATATGTGTAAAGCCCCAAAAGTGCGAAACTAAATGGGTCGTCATAGATTTCAGTATTGTTTAAGCCTACGCGGTGCCATGCGCCATCACCAGAAGGCTTCGGATCAAAATAAAGCCAAAATTCTTCAAAGCCTGAACGCAAAAAGGCGATAGCATCACTAATCATAGCATAGTACCGGGTCGCATTCACGATATCATAAGTATCTGCGAGCATTTTCAAGCCAATGAAACAATAGATATCCTCAATCGGCATCCATTGGCTCCAAGAATCATCCAACTTCACGTACCGTGCAAAACCGCCATAATACCGATCGTGAACACCTAAGACCTCAGGCTGATGTTGCATGTTATAGAGAAACGTGTAGCCAGCAAGCTTTGCAGCGTCAAGATAATCCGCATCATTCGTGAGAGCGTATGCCTTTAATAATGCAGGAATAACACGGCCAGCGTCGACACTCCAATACTCGGTGCTACTTTCCATGTTCTTGAAGCCGCCATACGCCTTCTTCGCTGGATCAACACATTGCTGCGTAAGAAGCCAATCTGCGAGATTCACGATTTTCGCTAAGATATCCGCTTGCAGAGAAGAGAACTGAGGCGCCAAATAAGCTTCATAGAGAAACTCAATAGCGAAAGCAGCAGGAAAAGTCCCACGAGCAAACGCGGGATCAGGACCCTCAACCGTGCCATCCTTAGATACGTAGTAAGTGTAAGCAAGATTGTTCTTCATCGTCACAACATTGCCTAAGACACTGTCGACTTCGTTCCATTCGCTGTGAGCATCATCCTTAATTTCGACTGGAAAGCCAGCTTGAAATTTAGAACCGTCTGCAACGGTGACGTTTTTCTGTCCAGCAGGCGGATCTGCAGTCATTGCGGTCGGAATAACGTAGAAGAAAGGCGCATAATGCATTACAAACTCGTAGTAAGCATCGGGAACAGTGCCTATCGCTACGCACTCCCCACATACGGCGCCTTCAGCTTCTCAATGATCCGTTCCGCTTCATTCATCAGAAACTGCAGGTTTTCTCTACTGAGGCCGCTTTGTGTGGAGGCGTTTGATTCATTAACTGCTAAATCTCCGATGCGAAAGCTAAGACCAGAAGCTGAACCGCCAGTAACTTTACATGCGCAATAAACCGCAGCAATATTCTTTATCGCCTCAGCCTCTTGATCAGTGCAATTTGTGTAGTCCACTGTCTTGCCAAGTTCCAAGCCAACAGTAACGGCAGCAGCCTTCGCAAACCTCAACACAATAGCATCTGGCACATCCACTTCAGTAAGATTCACTCGCTCTCGAATTTCTGAAGGCGTTACGGCTACCAACAAGTTACCCTCAAACGGGTTTAGTTAATATTACGATACCTGAAGACCGTTTTTAAACAATTTTGTGAAAATAAATACACTAGAAAAAACACGTTAGAATAAACTATATTTTCAACAGAGCAATACTATGAGCATCCCAACATAGTACGTGGTAGTTGACTCTCACTTCTCACATCACCTGAGCCAAAACCCCGCCAGCAGGTGGCGCTCCTCCTACCGTGTAAGTGCAGTAAATACTGTACTTCCTGCTCATATGAGTGGGAACTAACGGGTCGGGAAAACCATCGTAAGTTATTGCTTGATAGTGACATTGGTTTGTATCACCGTTATCGCCACAAACATAAGAATAACCAGTTACGTTTTCAGACCAAACAACAAGAATATAAGGTGTGTTTATCACGAGACTTGGTTTGGGAGCGTTAAAGTTGAAAGTATACCATGTGAATGTATTCGTTAATGTGAGAGTGCGTTCTTCCGTCACACCTACACGGCTTAGGTCACTGTGCTTGTAAATAGCACATTTAACTTTTCCCGTCCAACCGAAAGCTGCCGATTTGGCCAATCCAACTTTTATGCTATCTGCGGCACTGGCATCCTCCGTAATAGTGAAAACAGAACCATAAATAACATTCTCAATAATCGTCGATGTATAAGTTGTTCCCAGTGTTTCATACCCAAAATTATGCTGAGTCATTAACTAAACACCACCGATTGAGTGCACACCACTTCAATAGTTAAATCCGCGCCCGCCACAGTAGAGCCAACTTGGTCAATGTCAATCGTGAGTTTATCAGTTTCAGCCAGCGCGGTTACATCAGGTGTATCTGAATCATCCGTCGTCTCTCCAATGGCGATGCTTGGTCTTCCGCCTTGAGTCGTGAAGATTGTTGTTCCGTTCTTGTTAACGTCAACGATTAAGGCTGCTCCAGTCGGCGCAGTTTTCACGACAATCTTGACTTTGACGATGGTGAGAGTGCACGGTGCCACGATAGTCGGAGCCTTATCCGTGCCCGTAGTTAACGTTCCAACAACAGCGAAGGTTAACGTAGTTTTGTTTGTTCCCGTGCTTCCGCTGGGAACTTCATCACTCCACGGGATTTTCTTCCAAGTGACCATTTATTTTTCCTTTTCGTTCAATTTAGCTGATATAAGCTGAGCTTTTACAAGCTCCAAAGCAACAATAACCGTGGGACTTGGATACCGACTGCACACATCGGCAATTTCATTGTAGCAACGGTTAATTTCTTCCTGTTTCAGCTTTTTCCATTTTGTTTCCCACTCTTGAATAATGAGGAGTACGTTCTCCTCTTTCAAGGGAATTTTCGGCAAGCATTTCACCTCCTTATGCTACCGACGTGCAAACATACACGTGGTCGTCGTCTGTGTCGTAGTAGGGTTTTCCTTTGACTGCTGTTGGTGCTGCGGCTGAATTCTGGAGAACAGCATCGTTAAGTTGCTGCCCATTCACGTCTAACGCCGCTGACAATGGCTCGATGTGTTCGCTGCCGATTGCGTCGTCTGCAACTTTTGTGGCGTCAATCGCGTCTGCGGCTATTTTTCCTGTGGTCACGTTCAAATCCTTTATCTTCAGTGTCTCAACGGCGTCTGTTGCTAACTTTGCGGCGGTTACGTTTGCATCCTTTATCTTTAGCGTTTCAACAACATCTGTCGCCAATACGGCTGCGACATCTACCGCTCCATTTCCGAGTCTGTGAACGTGGTCGTGTCTGCTTGCGTCTGTCGCTACTCCTGCGCCCGCTACTGTTCCAACATCATGTGCTACTTCGTCGCTCACAAGAGCTACTTCATCAGCCCACGGAATCTTTTTCCATGTTTCAGGCATTTTCCTTTTTCACCTCCTACTCCGTCAATTCCATTTTAAGTTGAAAGTCAGTTGGATTATGGTAAAGCCTATGATTCACGTATATATGTTGACCAACTTTTACATAGACAAAAAGGTGGCCGTCTTCCTGTTTGAAACCAATCTTATCTTTTCCGCCTAACGAAATAAGAACTATGCCAGTGTCAAGAAACAATGCGTCCTCTTCAATTTTTACGCTCATGTTCTTTCCACTTCCTTCAAAGTGTCGTCTTCATTCCATGCGAACGTTAAAGTAAATAGCAACTCTATACCATCGTACGCTTTCAACGTGGCGATGGTTCCGTCCACGTTCCATGTGAAAGCGAATTTAGTGATCTTCTTGCCTGGAGGCGGCGCCATCAACCCACTCAAAGCACTATGAATAGCCTGATACGCCTTGTCAAACTGCCCATACGGAACCTCGGTCATTTCTTCGCCTCCGAAGAGCTTTGCCCTGGTTGCTGCGTCTTCTCATCCCACAACTCCCAACGAAGAACCTTAACCGCGTTCTTACGAAATTCTTCAGGCCGAATAAGTGGCGGAATTGCAGTTGCAGCAGCAATCAAATCAGAAGCCAACAACTCAGGAGTCTCCTGGGCACCCCAATTAAGCCGAACCATAGCCAAATCAGGATCATACTTGGCTTTAACAACTGCATCAAAAAGTTCACCCTCAACTATTCGCTTAATATCCCGCTGAGTAGGCAAAATCAGCATCTCCTGTAATTGCAGAGCCGCTTTCGAAGAAGCCTCTGTGAAGCCCGGTGTGCTGAAAAGTCGCGGTAATGGCGTTTCGCATCCGAGATAAAACTGGTTCACCATGTGCTCGATGTAACTGTCAAACCGTGCACGTGGATCAATTTGAACAGGATTAATGCTAACGGCGGGCCCGCCATCTTTAGTCTTTCCACTGTAGAAAAGCCATGTACCCTCTCTCTTTCGCTCCTTAATGGCTTTCTCAAACTTCTGAATTGTCTCATCACTCGCGCCAGGCACACCCACAAGAACGTCAGGACCAGCATACTTCTCAAAAATACCCGGCATAATCGTCTCAATCTTCGCCTTGATTAAAGCGTAAGCAGGCCGCTTTTCAGTGCCAAGCGTCAAAGTGTGAAGCAACGTCTGCAGCAAACCCATGCCAAAACCAAAAGGACCATCGTCATCCTCAAGCTTCCAATGAATCACCACATCAGACTTAAGTGTCCCTCCGCCATACTTGGCACGAAGTTTGTAACCGCTCACCTTGAACGGAACCTTAACCTGGTCTTGGTTAGTAAACTCGACCTCGATTTTCTCAACAGCATCAATAGGAAGCCGAACAACCTCTACAGGCGATACTTTAAGCCAAAAATCATTCCCACAAGCAATAACCCGCTTAGCCATACGGTTCAGCATGCGATCCAAGTTTACGACCTTGTTGAAATCATCCACAGCCTTTTTCGCAACTTCCGCATCTGCATAATCAGTTTTGCTGGCACAAGTCGTGTAAAAACCCATACCAACAGTCGACGCAGCCAACAAATCGACACTACTATGGCAAGTGGGATCACGCTTGTAAAGCTCCCAAACATCAGCCAACGGAATAACCGCGGTATCATAAACCGTCTGGCCATCAGGAGAAGTTACACCCGAACGAAAAGCAGGCGACAAAACCTCACGAATCTTCTTAACGGCTTTGCTCACGATAAGCCCTCCAAAAACCGCTTACCCTTCTCGGTGATGCGGTAAGGCGCACGATGCGCAGAACCACTCTTTTCAACATAACCATTTTTGACGAGAAACTTGAAAATGCCCTCAAAAGTCGCAGATGTCCCAGACTCCTGAATAAAACGTTTATTAAGCAATGTACGGGACAAAGGCTCTCTGCTAAGCTCATGCAAAATCACTTTCGCGAACCTAAGCCTTTCCTGCAGATTTCTCACGTTAACTTCTCCAACTCAACCTCAACGGGTTTTTGAACACTAAAAAAGGGAGAATGATCCGAATGCCCAGCAACGTTATTGCATACTCGTAGTATCAGCAGATCACGCTTGCCATCCTTGCCGTAAGTATTCGCTGCGAGATCAGGCGTGTAAGGCTCCATCTTCTGGCCGCACTGAGGGCAGAGCTCCCAGCATGGACAGACCACGACATCGGGATGATCCGCGTAGTATTCTCGCTTGCACCGAGAGCATTTACCCGAATATGCAGCCAAAGCTTCAGCCAGCCTAAGTTATTGTCGTTTTGATATTCGTCATTCTTGCAACGGCATTAGCACGGAGGACACCAAGGCCGAAACGGGTAGTAGCACGCACACCATACTTGCCTTCACGCGCATCTTCCCAATCCTGAGCTGTTACGTCCCGGCGTAGCAACATCATAGTAGCTACACGAGTATCAATCGCATAAGCCACACCATTCGTAATCAGCGAACTCGACACAATCTTCGCGCCCAAAGCACCCGTCACCACGCCTTGCTCAAGATCCGTTTGACCCGCAGGCAAATACTGCGCGTTAATGAAAGTACTATCATTCAAGAGCTGAGCCATCTGCATATCATTCAACGCGAAAACAGTCGGGCGCCTATACACGCCTTTCAAAGCAAGCCACAACGATAACAGCTTAGTCCAAGACATCACAGTGCCGCCGCCAGCAAGGTCTGCTCCACTCGCGAGATCCGCAGCAGCAATCGCAGTGTACAAAGCAATGATCTTCTCTGTTTCGTGCACGCCTACAGCGTTGCCAATGTTCTCAACAGCGTTATCCATCACGTTCCAAGTCGCATCTTCCAAGTATTCCGCTGACCACTCGTCACTAGCCTCCGCCAGAACGTCCGTGTTTATGTCAACAGTTGTCTTCTTCTTCCCGCTCAACCGGGTAACTGCGCCTTCAGCATACGCATACGCAACCGCGCCAGCATCGATCGGAAAACGCTCCATCGCTTCACTCGTAGGCTTCACCGTGATGATCTGCCTACCGATCAGCTCGGGCCACGCGGCAGGAACCAACGTATCATGCATACGTCCCAAGGCGCCAGCCACGTCACTGAAAAAGCCTTCTTTGATGCCTACTTTAGCGTAACGCTTCAGGAATGGATGCTCAGCCTTCAACTTCAGTTCCTCGTAAAGTTGCCTCTGCTCGTTCTGCTTCGACATAACAGCTTCAAAAAGTCGAGGTTTCATGTTACTTCCCAACCTTAATGAAGATCAGATCATCCGCAACCAAAGCAGCTTGACACGCATAGCCCAACTTGCGGTTATAGTACACAGCAATAGTGTATTTCGCAGCTCCGCCCTCATCCACAGCCTGAGAAACATCAGCCAACTCCAGCACACGCTTACTCGCGTCAGCACCATACACCGCTTTACCCAACGTAATAGCGGCGCCAGCCTTCACCTTCACCTTACCCTTCGTCAACACTGGAACTTGACCGCCAACCGTAGCCTGCGTCTTCACGGCTATGCCGATGCAATCCTGAGCAGCAGCCGCAGGAGTAACCGTCTCACTCGCACTCAAATACACCGGGTCGCCTTTCGTTACGGCAGCAGCAACCGCAAAAGATTCGATTATAGCTTTAGGATCGTCCGTTTCGCCTATAGCCATCCAGCTTTTGCCACTTAAATCTGCAGCAACCAAAATTCTTCACCTTCAATTTTTCCTGAATTTCCCCAAATTCGTCTTTGGGTACTTTCCCCCACAAAAGTGAGCATGAATTTAGGGACCTCGCTTCGGCTTTTGACCCTTCAAATCAGCAATTTCCTTTTCTAGGCTCTGAATGCGCCCGTACATGTTTCGGACAAGGCGCCCAAGCCACTCGTTATGCGGAATCGCACGCTTACACTCCTCAACAATCGCGTCAGCTTCAGCATCGCCGACCTCATGAAACTCTGCTTTGGTAGTTTCAGACGACAACTAACTTGCACCAGTACCCTTCAGCTTCTCTTTCGCCTGCAGAATCGCGGAACGAATCTCCTCATGTTTACGTTTCATACCGGGAGTGCTACGCTCAACCATCGGCGCTGACAGCAAACCCTCAAGAACCGCAACATGCTCAGACACAGGCATCATCTTAGGCGGATCCTTCAGCAAACCGCCACCGGGCAACTGCTTACGCAACTGCTCAATCGTTCTCTCTGCTTCTGTAAGCTTACTCGTAGTATCAGTCAGCTTCTTCTCTGCAACCGCTAACTTCTCAGCATCAGTACTTTCCTTCGTGTAGCCACTACACTTCGCCTTCAACTCCTCAGGCAAAGCCTTGTACGCCGCATCATTCGGCTGCCACGAAACCTCAACGCCATTCGCCACGCAAGCAGCAACAATCTTCTGCATAATCTTGTTCTGCTCTTCTTGAGAGTACTGGCTTCGGTTGTCAGGCTGATTAAAGTAGCCCAAAGCCGCCTTACAATGCTCCGCGTCAACTGGATACCTAAAGTTCACAGGATCCGCAAACTGATCCTCTGGGATGCTGGAGAATTCACCTGGCTTCGTAACGGCACCGCCTTGCTTAATGCCAATACCATACTTCTGACTGCGGTCAATCTGCGCCTGCTTATCCTTATCCTCTTGTTCATGTACCTTCAGAGCTTCAGCAACTCCGCTCTTGATGAGTTCTTTCAACTCTTCCTCTTTCATATTTTCAATCCCTATCGGCGCGTTCTGACTTGCAGAAACGCTTGCCGGGGACACATAATCTGAGTGAATAGTAAGCCAATCCTTCACGGTATTCGGTTGCCACTTACTCTTCAAAAATAAGATGGATTGACACGATTCCTTTGCAGGGTCCGCACGGCTCTTGGCCATAACTGCCAAAACACCATTCGCCTGATCAAGCCAAACCGTCCTGAAATGCTCAGGCAAAAACAACGCCGGGTCCTGATAGAACCCTAAAAAGTATTCGCCAGCGACAAGCGGATCAACCTGCTCAACTTGAAAGCTTTCAGCAATATGCTCCACAGGCATAATCCGCGTCAACGGAACACCAGGCAAATGATCCTTCGTCAACCAACCTAATCCAGTAAAAACAAGACCCTGACCCACAACACCGTGAGACCATTCAGTCTCAACACTGACATTCACAATCTCTTTCCTATCGATCATACCGATGACAGGCGAAACCTTCAAAATCTGCACAAGACACTCAGCCGTGTCATTCTCATATTGAGAGGCTACAATCTCAATCCCGCGGAGTTCCTGTTTTGGATCATGATTAAGGTAACTCGGCTTACCCGTCAGAGTCCTAGTTGCCTGCAGCAACTCATCTCGTGTATATGGGACACCGTTCATGCTTTCAAGCGGAAACAAAGCCTCAACCTTGTAATACTTGGCATCCTGGTCCTCCTTAACAAACTGCAACAGAAACTGAGCCCACTGAAAACTCTCCTTCGGATAACGACGAGCCCGAGCCTGATCATAATAACTCGCCGATTCATCTAATCCAAGAGCCTTCAACCACTCAGCATAACGGGACTCGCCAAACTGAGGGTCACTACTGTATTGTTTCAAAAATGCATTATGGATCTTCTCGAAGTCAGGATGCCTCATCATGTCCTGAATCGCTTGGACATGCTCTTTCACAGGCATAGGCTTCGTGTAATCCAAACCCTTCTCCTTACAGGTCGCATAAAAAACACTCAGGGCCTTACGACAAGTCTTGCCCGGGTAACCTTCAGCATCTTCAGTTTTGCTTGTCTCTTCACCATCACCCGTGCAATACTGACCCGTCATGGAATCAAGCATCGCATGGAAATCCTTGTGAATAGGCATACTGAAGGCTCTTTCATGTTTTAGTCAGCCCAAGGGAAAAACAGACAAGCCCACAGAGCGATCCTTGGGCAGATCCTTGGTGAGGCCCGCTGCTTTTCCCAAGGACCGCCTACCCGCACCGCCACTACAGCAGTACAATAAAGCTATCGCAAGAATCAGCATATAAGATTTACTGTAGCCTAAAATAAGGCTAGAAACCAAAAACAGCCAAAACTAAGCCTTTTTCAGCGACCATTCGCCCTTCAACTACTAAAACCGCATTACTTCTTCGATTTTCTCTTGGACCGCGGTTTCAATAAAGCGTTGCCTATTTCCGTACATAGGAAACTTCTTGAGGATTTTATCTATTTCATCGAGAAGCGGAACGGGAATCCTGACATTTTTCCTTTCTGGTTTCGGCTGCCTAGGCATAATTCCACACGCCCTATTTCTCCTTAATACTTTCGCACATTATTACCTTACGGTTTCTCTATTTCTTCCCAAACCTCAAACGCAAAACTGGTTAAGGCCCACTTGTGACCGCGCTTCTCAAACAGCAACTCACCAGTTTCAAAGTGCAAACGCTTATTCATCCGCACGATCCTGCGGCTCACGTCATAATACTTCAGCTGATACGCTCCGAGCTTGTTGACCCAGGCAGCAACGTCCTTCGGAAAAACACCCGCATCACCCGCCTCCCGCACTTTCTGCAGGATCTCCCGATCAACCTGGTCCTTAACCGCGAAACCCTCAACCGTCGGCTCATCATAATCAGTGTAGCCAGCCTTCTTTAAGCCACGCCGAATCCAGCGCAGCTCACTCAATATCTGCACGTTTTGACCCTTAATCTGCTTCAGCAAAACCTGGTTATACTTGATTCTGCCAATTTTCTCCTCTTGACTACGCCCTTTTTTAGGCTTTAAAGCAACATTTTCAGCCAAATCTTGATTGACCTGTTCATTCATGTAAAACCGCTCCATCAACACGACTGAAAAATAGTGTCTCCCTATCTACTCCAAACACTACGGAAAAACCATACCGCCGAAAGCATGGACTTTTCCCATGACTCGAAATAGCCCTCAAAAGGCCTTTTACACAGCCTTTCACAGCCAAAAACCCAATACTACGAGCATACGCACATACCGCATAAAAACACATTTTACACGTATGCACATATCCACAGAAAAGCGCCCTAGAATACTCGTAGTAAATCTCACGAAACATAATCTTAAGACAACTCCTCCACTTTGCTTCTTCGCCGTATAACCTTGCCACATTCGCAGTACCAATAGGTAATTGCTTCAGAATCGTCTTGGCTAAGCTTAATGCTTGCATATTTGTACGTATGTGTGTGTAATTGCTTAGCCTTAGGCGACATAATCCTTCATGCTCCTCTGCCTTTCCTGAATACTACGAGCATCCTGGCCTTCCTCTAAATTCACAAGTTTGCTAAGAATCGCCGTGATCTTGTCAATGTTTCCGCTGATCTTTTCCAGATCATAATTCACCGCTTCCAACTGGCCTGCAAGTTTCTTCACACGCTCAGGCATCAGCAAATACTCTATTGCGGCATCTCGACCTAAATGATCAACTTCACCCTCATCTTCCCCAGGACTATGATCTATCTTCCGTTTACCAGCAGCCACAGTAAAATAACGACTCAACAACTGCGCAACCGGATCATCAACACCATACTCATAACCCGGACAAACCTCACCCTCCGCCAATCTACACCCATATTTCCGCATGAGGCTCTGAGCAACACGATCAGCAACATTCTTAGCCAAAGTAAACAATTCACCAGGATGACGCCCATACAAAGTCTCCACATGCACAATCCAACTACGCGACGTATGCCTAACCTTAACACCCTGCTCCAAACCCAACAGTGCAGTCCAATTCACCATCTCCACACGCCTAAAATCAAGCGGTAGAACACCCTCAGAAACAATCCCGTAACGCACCTGACACTTGTGAAGCCGATAAACCCCACTACCAAAAACCACACCCTCACATGACACGAGAAGTTCTTTACCCTTATCAGTCAGCTCGTAGAAAACTGCTTTACTACGTACCTTCCGACGTATTAGGCCAGCTTTTTGAAGCTTCCGCATATAGTAAGTTACATGTTGCCTGCTCCAACCGTAGATGCGCCCGATCTTGCTAGGATAGTCGCCGACTTCAACACGCTTCAAAATAGGAATAACACGGGAGCGAACAGTACTAAAGTAAAATTTGACTTTGTACTTTGAATCACAAACATTTTTACTTCTACGAGAACGCCCAGCCAAAAAATCACCCTTTTCGTTTGTGCTTTTGATTCAGCTCTTCAAGAAAAGACGCAACATCTCTAAAGCAACCTGCACTGAAAACGCTTACATCCATAACGAAAAAGCAGTATTGCCTCCAAGGTCCAAACCACTTAATAACTCCAAGCTTCGAGCAATCGCTTCTTGACCTAACACTCCACACTTCAGTCTTGAGCCTCTTCTCAACAAATTCGACTTCCATGTACTTCCCAATAGCCCTAGCCAAAAACAAGTCACCTATCCTCTTTGGAATTCATTCGTGCCAGAAGGATGACAAGCGGGCAAAGGCGCCTCTGAACAGGCTTACCTTTACTATCAGGAACATTAACGGCAATAGGATTTTTGTTGCATTCATCAATTATAGGACAATGTTTACACCGAACCATTCCAAGCCTCCCGCAACGTCTTACGAAAAACCGTAATGCCTTCACTTTCTAGTCCACGAATAAGCCGAAGCGTCTGCTCAAGCGAAGGCTCAGGCAGATGATTCCCGTAATTGTCGTAACCTACAGCAACAAATTTCGGCTTGACCTTGAGAATCCACTCAAAAAAGTTGTTCTCACAGAATTGAAGGATTGGTTCTATCGCGAGCATCTTGCGCTTATGCTGCAGGGTCCACATGGCTTCGAAGCGGTCATGCTTGTTTGGGGCAGCGCTTTTGTGGTAATCATCAAAATCGTTTTCGATGGTCGCTCCGCGCACGCAGTTCTCAGGAATATCAAACTCCAAATACCGTTTTGGGTTCTTCGTCAGCAATAGAAAAGTAGCTTGGCTCATAGCGATTCTGTCAAGGATTCGCTGAATCATCCAACTTGGCACCCACCACCCGAATAGATCGCACATGTCACAGACGAACACGAAGTCTTCTGCCGTAAATACTCGTTTGAGTTCCTTCAGGCTCAGATGCGGCTTGCCACTGTACTTTTTCATAGCAAACCGTTTAGCGATTAACTTAGCCCAACAATACACGCATTTGTGCAGGCATTCGCCGCCGAGAGGATTCCAGACTTTTGTTATGAAAGGAAACATCTTAGAACCAGTCAAGTTTCTACCTCCGTCTCTACAGTTTCTTCTTCAAGTTGCTTGGCGCTTCTACGGTCCGCAGCATCAACTTCCATGAAAAGCCAGCATTCGAAACAGCAATTAGTGTCCCTAAGCTGAGGTTCTACGCATTCCTCACTGAATCCATAGTCACAGGGCTCTTCCTGAGGATTATTTTCGCAGCCAGAACAATCGCTTTCCACGCAAAAATCACAAGGACCCTCAGGATAATACAGCAATCTCTTTTCAGCTTCAGCCCATTCTCTGTCAACTCGCAACCAGAAGCCAGCGAAGCCTTGAGATTCAAACGGATTCGGATACATCAAGCCTCAACCTCCTCGAAATCAATGCATTCGCAGAATGGGCAGCAAGGCTTCTCAACGATTATCCGCGTAGCGTTAGAAGTGAAATCGACGGGTTTTCGCTCGAAAGAGATCCTTGCAGGCAACAGAAACGTCCGCTTGCACTCTGGATTCTTACACTTCAAAACTCTCGGCAACTCAAGCAGCCTCCTTGGGTGTGTACGCACCCATCAATTGCTTTACTCTCTGCGGATTTTCCGACATTTTGATGCCATTGACACAAATCAGGTGATACAGACAGCCCTGTCTCACTTTAAAATCAGCAATCAACTGTTCACATGCTTCCTCTGCTTGCCGATTTTTTTCGATAAGCGCTTGCACCGGCGCCAACACCGGCGGATAATTATACTTCGGGTTTTGGCTTAGCCTCTGAAGATGCTTTTCGTTCCTTTCTAAGCGCTTATGGATTTTAGCCCTTGCCCTCTCCACATGCATTATAGCATTGTTAAGATTGTTTATGGCCCTAGCCCACTCAAACTTCCAACACATCAGCTCTCAGACTCCTTGAATTTGACGCCCTGAGCCAAACAAAAATAATTCCTGTCCGTATGCTTCTTAGCGATTAAGCCGTCTTTCACAAGCTCATTCAAGGCATTGTTGATTTGCTGCGGCGTCGCTGTCCACTTCTCCTCTTCAACGGCCTTCACGATCTCGCCCAGCTGACGCCAACTATCAAGCTGGCCTTTCTTGGCAACCGTAAGAATCTTTCCCGCGACAGTATCCATGTTGATTATGGCTAACTTCTCAACAGGAGGCACATTGACAATAGTTGTAGTGGCCTGCAAACCGACCTTTCGGCTATCAGTAAGTAAACTCGTAGGCAATGGAGTAGGTAAAAGCTCAGCCAAAGCCTCTTTCAACTTGACAAAAGCATTATTTTCTTTAGCGAATCTTTCATTAAGCATCTCAAGTTGCTTTACTCGCTCTTCCAAGGTCGATTTTTCATCTTTTAATCTCATGATGGTTTCACGTAGTTCTTCCACGTTACCGTAGGCTTTCTTGAATTCCTCAACTTTCTGCAAGGCTTCATGAAACGCCTTTTCCCTTTCTTCCTTAATTCGCCGTTCAGTTTCTCTCTGCAATTGCTCAAATCTTTCTTTCCAAACCAACTCATCACCCTCCGTAACCTTGACTTTCAAAAACTCATCCCGAACACTCTCAGGAGACCGCTTACTGAGAGCAACATCCACGCCAACCGTTTCGGGAACGCCAGCGGGCAAAACGTAAACTTTCTTCACATCATTGCCTATGGCAGCATAGAAGTGGCCAAGCGGCAACGTCTGAATCTCTTCGGCTGCAATCTTCATGCCCAACAACTGCTTAAGAATCCTCTCTACTTCATGTGCCTCTTTCATACGGCCCATAAGCCAGTTATCACACTGCCGAAGAGGAGTCTTGTCGATGCCGCCTATGTCCTGGCTATCCAGCCACAAGTAATTCCCCAATGCGGCGCCTTTGCGAATAAATTGCTGAGCAACCCACTTGACAGGCGTCATCTTGCTTTGAGGAATCGTCTCCCAAGCTTCTGGAATAATAACAATAACATGATCCAAATGGACGAAGGCATATTCGATTGTACTTGCGATCACAAGATGTTGCGTTTCGAGGCGCATGCCGCTAAGGTCCATAACGTTAACGCCCTCAGTAAGTTCTAAGCTTTCCGAAAAGGTCCACTTCTCAAGCTCGGGAATTACGATCTCCAAGTAAGCGGCGAGCTTTTCGTAGACAGCCTTCATAAAGTCACGTTTAGTCTCATGCGCAAGCTCTAGGGCGGCTTTCTGAATTTCCTTGATGTCCTTACGGCCCTTACAAACCTTCATTATTCCATAGCGCATTCCCGGTTCGTACTTTACTTTTTCACCGAGAGCAACGTTTACGAGGCCTTCGACGAATTGCCAATCAGCTCGAGGCTTATAGTAGGGCGTTACCTGATTGTACGTAGTAAATCCAGCTTCGCCACGCTTAACAATGAAGGCAATAGCCCGGAGCCCAGAACGGCTAATCAGCGCCTCAAGCGCAGTCGTTTTGCCCGAGAGTTGCGTCATCCCAAAAATGGCCAAATGATGCAAGGGCAGATAGACAACCTCGCCACTCGGAACTTCATAACCCAACAAAATACGATCAGTCAAGAAACCGCCTCCTTTTTCGGCCAGAACTGCCGCAGATCAACGCGCCAACCACACTTACGGCAAGGACACTTAATGGCTGCAGGCTTCCAATCCTCAGTGTTAATGAGGAGCCCCTGATGCCCGCATTGAGGACAGACCGCTTGATCGACGCCTGTAGCCAACCGTATTCACCTACTTCGTTTGTACTGGAATGAAGCTTTCGACTGCGAAGGTCCCGAACCAGCCCTTATGCTGAGGCCTGTAATCCAGCAGACCCATCCGCGTGCCCGCATCCTCAAGGATCTCTTTTAACGTAGCCTCAATTCCATCAGGAAGCCGCTTTGAGTCATAGACAATCTGGAATTTTACACTCCACTTTGGCAGCTTGGCCCTGCCCTTGAGAATACGCTGGTTCTGGATCACCACTGCCCGCTCGTCAACCTCGTACTGGTCCGTGCCCAACGGGATTTTCTCAGGCTCCACGCGCATCGTGCCAGCAAGCAAACTCGAGAGGCTCATCCTGCGGATCTTGTACTGCTTCGCCGTGTTGATTATCATGCTGTACAAACATTCTTGGGGAATGTACAGCTGCTTTTTGCCGTCTATCTCCGCAATGTATGCGCTATTCGCCGCGTCTTTAGTCGTGCTGTACTCCTGCATCTTCATTCTACTTTTCGTTTTCAAACTTTCCGGGTTCAACCGGTTCATTAACAGAGGCGTTAAGCCTCTAATTTCCACATTTATTTTTTTGTAGATTTCACTCATTTTTGTCACCTTACATGACCATGCTTAAGAGCACCGTAACTAACAGCGCCCCACCTTTCCTCTCCAGAAAACGACAAAGCTTGCCCAACCGCACGCAACCGTGCAAAACCAGACCCTACAGTTCCACACCCAACCATGCGAAACCTCAATAATGCCTTACTACGGCGTACCCAACCCCGCAATGCAAAACCTTGCCTCAATAACGCCCTAGCATGCACAACCAAACAATACTTCACAGGACCAAACTTCACTATACGGTGCAGTGCCTCGCGATTCCAAACCACACCACAATAAGACCTTACCCTGGAGTACAGTACCCCAATGAACCCCACAACACAAAACAGGACCTCTCCAAGCCACAATGAAACCTTACCGTAGTGAACCTCGCTTTGCGCCGCCCCACCCTGCCAAAATAATGCAGCACCTTGCAACACCAAACTAAGCAAAACCCCGCCCCGCAGAACCTCACTATGCCTCAATGGTACCTTACCATGCTCCGCCAAACAGGACTGGACCTTACAGTGCAAGACCATTCCAGACCTCGCCAAGAAACACCAAACCCTACAGAGCCAAACTGGACTTGACCCAACCGGGCAGGACCCCGCACCGCCATACAAGACCATACCTCGAAAAACCTTACAGAACAACGCCTTACTCAGCCTAACCGGACAGGACAGAACCGTGCAATACAATTCCAGACCTTGCAACGCCGTAATAAAACCATGCCTTACATCACCCAGCCTAGCAGGACAGGACCTCACAAAGCCAAGCCATACAAGACATCGCCAAATAACACCATGCCGAGCCTTGCAGTGCAAGACTTCACCATACTGCACCCGACCACGCAGGACTCGACCTCGCCAAATAACACCAAACCTCGCCAAACCGGGCAGGACCACGCAGCGCCTTACACCGCCATGCCAGAATAAAACCTCAGTCAACTTTGAAACGCACCCTCCCCAAAGCCAAACGACACTGAGTAACCAAATCCTTGAAAAAAGTGTCATCAGCTGGTATGCAGCCTTTCTGCGCCACATCATGGATCAGCATCAACGCATTCTTAAACTGTATCAACTCACGAATATTGGGCTTCCCATCACAGTCAACCTTCTGCACATTACAATGAACTTTCTTGCCGCTCGGCGTCGTCAAAACCGTGATTGGCGCCGCAGCTTCACGGTAAATCTCACTTGCTGGAACATGAACAAGAGCCATGATGTCGCTAACACGGAATTTGAATTTCTGCAGCCGTTTGATGCTCCATTGCAAATCCTCATGAGTGAAGCCTTTCCCGTGATCACTGTTGCACCGCACGGCTTCAGCGAACAACTCCGCCCCGCTCGTAAACGGCAGCTCAGCGCAAGCAGCATACTCAATTTTCAGTCGTTCACGAGATTTAACTCGGTGAACGCCATCAACAATAACCTTTTCTCCATTGAGAAGACCAACTTTTATGTTTGGAAACGTGCAGCCCGCCTTCAAAGCCCGAGCGTAATTCTCCACGACTTTGCGGTCACACATCTTCCGCGGATACAAATTCAAATCCCAAACTAATTCACTGGTCTTCTCCATAACTATAGGAGCTTTATCCCAATCCTTAGCCGCGAACACAACAGTTTGCGTCATGCTGCAGCAACCTCCTGATGGATCGTGAAGAGTTCATGGATAGGTGAAGCTGACCCAGCACACTGAGCAAACTGCCGAGGTTGGCGTGTGCCATTCCCAGCGATTCTACTAACATCCAAGAGCCTTGCTGCTCCACTTACTTTCCAGCCCGACACGATCAAACTGTAAACAGGCCCCAGAATCTCTAATAGGCTCCAAATATGCGGGATTCGAACCCGCGGCAACCTGATAACCTGCGTACTTCTAAAGCCCAACAGTTTAAGGTCCTGCTCGCACCAGCGGCATACTCGTAGTAAATCGTCTCTGGACCCGTAGAAAACTTCAAAATCCGCTTCATTCCGCGAGATCGGCCCACAGAGAGTACACTCAGGCATCAACATGAACCTCCAACTTTTTCGGATTAGAAATGTAATGGCCCGCAGTCACAGCCACCAACGGCGGCACACCATCAGGCCAATAAGTTGGACATGCACACTCGTTTACTCTGCGATCTATCCAACGTTTGCTGCGGAAGCCGTAGGGCCACTTTCCCGTAGAAGCTAAAGCTGTGACGCGACGTTTAACCCCATCGTAGATCTCTGCGAGCGTAACCGCGAAAGGCAAATTCCTAGCCAAATTATGATAATAAAAGAGTTCAACGACCTCCGCGATTAACTGACGGAAAGCCTGTATAGCTTCATCTTCAGGCGGACGACTCTGCGGAGACCAACCCTTAAGCTTAAAAGTCTGCTCGCTCAAACCGTTTTCTCCTCGCCCTGATAATATTCTGCGCGATGATCATGCAATCCGTGGTGAACTAGACGGAAAACGGCGCCGCAGACCGAGCAGGTTACTTTAGCAAAATCAACAGGCTCAGGTTGCGGAGGACCTACTTCAAGTTCAGGCGGCTTGCTCTTGTCGTATTTCATAACGTCAGGAGCTACGGAGGACACAGGTGTACTCGTAGTAACAGGCTTAGGCACTACGGGCTCTTTAGAGCCCTCAGACACGGGACCTACGGGCTCTTTCTTCGCATATGGACCAGGCACCTTCCAAGCCTTCGCTCCCATCAAATAGCCTTCACCGCCAAGATCCCGAGTCAAAGCGCACACGGTTCTAAAATCAGGTTTCTCAAGAAACTTTTTAGGCTTCAACTTCGCCCAGAAAAACCCCTGCTTATCCTCCTCAAAATCAAACGTGTTATCCACTTGCGCAATCTTCCAGCCGAGAGCATCAGCGATCGCCTTGGCAAAATCCGAAGGCAAATTAACCTTCATTCTTACTGACCTCCTGGAAGCTTCGATTGCTTACTATTTCCGCCGCCGATTACGACGGCGAATTCATCGTCAATCTGATAATTGCCAAGGTCACTAGCACTTTCTAGGTGCACAATGAGCTTTTCGTTATTGTCTGTAGTCAGTTGCAGGTACGGAATGTCATGGTGTTTGCCCTTCTTGCCCTTCGCTATAACAATGAAGAAACGCTGCAACATCTACGGCGCCTCCAAATCCTCAACGCCCAAATCCAACTTCGCAACCTTCGGGTTACGGTCCAAGTAAGCGTTCATCTCGCCATGCCGATCACACAGCAGTCGCCGCTGGACACCGGTAGAGTTGTCGTCATTGATTTCTTCGACGTGGAGCTTGCTGCCACAAATAGGACAGTAAACCGCATCCAACAGTTTCTCGCTCAACACAAAGCCTCCTCTGATTTGAGGAAGTCACGAATGGCGAACCGTATCGCTTCAGAACGGTTGGGATACCTTCCAACCTCAACTCGGGCATCCAACCGCTTTATGTAACTGATTGGCAAGTAAACATGGACCAACTTCATGTTCACGTTAACTAAGCCCCCTTCAACCGCTGCTCCTGGATAGCCCTTCGCATCAAGTCACGAACCGCTTCAGCACGGCCACCTGGGAAAAGCGGTTTTACAACAACTTCGTCGAATTCTTCTAAGAGTTTCTTAGGCACATTGCGGATTTGCACATCGACGCAATCTTCTTTCGCCGTAGCTTACGCCTCCTGTTTACGGTAGATTATATCGCCGTTTTCAGCAAGCAAAATAATAAACTTGGTTTCTTCGTTGATTTTTAGGCGATCTCTGAGTTCCAACGGAATCAAAACGTAAAGGCTTGGCTTTGGTTGCCCTTGCGCTATGGGCTTCACAACGTCTATAGTTTCTTCCCTCACAGATTTCACCTTTCACATTTCGAAATGTAATATAACTACACAAACTATTTATAAAACTTTCGCACATTTCGAACTCTAAAATGTGGGGAGAACTATAATGTCCATCAAAGAGTTAGAAAATAGAGGCGCCCTTCAAATCCTACTATTCCTTCACATAAAAGGCAAAACCAAAGTAACCGACATAAACGTAAACGCAAGCAGCGGCACCATCTTCAAGGCCCTATCTAGACTCGCCAGACTCGAGTTAATTGATGAAGAACGACAGCGGCCATACACACGCTACATTCAACTAACCGGAGACGGAAAAGCAATCGCCAAAAAAATTGAGGAAATAGATGCGGTGTTAGAGGCTAAAAGAGATCGGGCAAAACGCCAAGCTCAACCCTAATCTGCTCAAACTTCTTAGCCTTCACCAAAACCTGAACCTGCTCAACCTTTTTCTTTGCTTCATCAACACTTTTAGCTTCATTCAAAATACTCAAAACCGCATCGAGACAATCATCCCAACCCTGCTGATACGACCCGCCCATACGCACCACGCCCTACACTAGGCATAGCAAAGCACATAAAAAACCACGCACCAAACGGAGCACCAGAACCGCACAGAGAGTACAGTTAAAGTGAAAAACCGCCATTCCGACGGGCAAACGCAACAGGCAAACCGTCACATGCAGTGTATCTCTTTCCCTGAAAGGAACGTTGCTTTGAGTTGTTTCTGTGCAATATGCTTAATTTCGTGCTGTGCATAGTGCAGTGCAAGGCGTAAGGCATGGTTAACTCACGATTTCCGTTAGCCCTACTGAATAGTACATGCGGCGCACGCATTAGGTGCGCGTGCCCATCGGGAGGAATGAATAGTGCCATGGAAAAGTGCTATTGATGAGCAGTTACTGCAGCTCCTGGAGAAACCCATGGGCAGAATGGACCTTGTGCGGTTGCTGAAAAGCTACCCGACAACGGTTCAGGAGAGACTAAATAAATTGTGGAAGAATGGCAAGGTTTTGCGGAGCCGAGAAGAAGTTAGCATAAGCCATGTTGAAAGCAAACCAGGCGTAGGCCAATACTGGCGAAGGGTTACTACGTACTTGTGGGTAAGAGCAGATAGCCCCATAATGACGCCGAGCGGAATCATAACGCTAGATTTGCCCCATACGGAACGGTACACGCTGAAGCAGACGCCTAAGAAGACGAACATTGCTTTTGTCTCATTTACTACGAGCATCACAGAGGGCATAAAGGAAGGATGGATGAAACAGGAACAAGTTCTCGAATTCTTCAAAAGCCGCGAGATAGGAGCTGCCCCCCAAGAAGTCGCAGACTATTTCCATGCGCCCTTAGGAAGAGCAAGCCATGTACTCGGTAAACTACGCAAAAAAGGATTGTTAGAAAGGCGCGGTTACTGGAACCCAGACCTCGGAAGAGAAACAGCATTCCAAGGACAAATCAAAGGCTACGTCTATGGGTTGCCTGGCACGGAACAAGCGAAGAAACGCATTGAGCAGGGCCAAGGGCTCTACAGCCCGCATGTTAACGCTATGCTTGTGGAGATCCGCAAGGACAGCAGCCTCAAACGCTTCACAAACTACGGAAAATTCGAAGAAGAAATAGGCCAATACGAAACCCTCAAGGCCATCAAAATTTTAACGCAGATTTACCCAAGCCTCATCACATCTATCATAGGCGGCCAAGGCTTCATCTACGATAAACAGCACTTCACGCAACAGGACATCGAAAGGCAACATGCCTTCTGGGAGAGTCATATAAGCCGCAAAAAAAGAATGGCCGGAGCAATAGGACACTTTCACGAAGCCTTCGCTCAACAATGCATCGACTTAGCGCTGAAGAATATGCAGATCAAAGTAACCTTCTGGCGCAGAATCGTCAAAGGCAAAGAACACTATAACATTAAACTCAGCAACGCCAAAGAAATCGATCGAGTACTCCAGGTTGACTTTTACTATGGAAAACAACTTCTCTGGAAGCACTATTACCCGATTGAATGCAAATTCTACAGAGGCGGCGCCACACCCGAGCACCTTCGAGAATTCATGGATAAAATGCGCTTCAGCAACGAATTCGGAGAAATAATTGAATATCAGGAGGGCAACCAGAAGCTTCAGGTCCACGTGATCAAGCAAGATGCGCACCCAATACTCATAGCCCCTTACTCCAAAAAAGAAACCCATCAACTCGCAAAGAAACACCACATCGAGATCGTTCCAACGTGGCTCTTGGCAAAACTCGCCGGGGAAGGCATCGGCAAAAAACTCGACATGAAAACGTTATTCAACAATTACATGAAGGAAGGCGGCGGCAACATCGAAGAATTTCTGACAGAAATCTTTAAGCGCAAAAAACCACAATAACTTACTCGAGCTGTGGGCTGTCTGGAATCACTTTTTCAGGCTTGACCTCTTGGAAAAGCCAGCGGTCCACAGCTCTTTTCTGCTATCCCTAACACTTATATGGGACAGCGCCTAACGTGTTTTTAGAGGTCAAGCCAAACGCAAATCTTCATTAGAAAGCATCCTCTGAAAAGATGGTTGCTCCAATTCAGTTTTTACGGAAAAAAATGGTATAACATCAACGACCGAAACGTTATCAGAATTCCGCCTTATGATCCTCTGCGTAAAAAGCTCAACAGCGTAATCGCCGGAGCCACAGAAACCTTCGAAGGCCATTATTGCCGAGATACGAAGAGCCTAGCCATAATCGCATAGGGGCCGGAACGGAGGCGCTGTAAAAAATGTATGATGTGATAACATGGTTTAATCAGCCTGATGGGCGAGTTAAACTTTACTTGACGACGCGAGATAGACCTAAAGCGGAAAAGGCAGTGCACATGTTCGCTTGGCTCATAAAGGCGGATGTCGTGGAGTTAAAACCTGACGGAAATGGCCTGCATGAAGCAACGTTAAGAGTAAGAATCAAGAGGTGAGCAATCATGCTTTTCAAGAAACATTTGTTACATAAGGTTCTGGATGGTAGCAAAACGCAGACACGCCGACGCGTGCATAAAATGCGATATCGAGTCGGCAGTATCCAACCCGTCAAATCCGCTTACTACGAAAAACCAAAAGGCCACGTGCAAATAAAACGGAGATTCGAGCAGCGCTTAGCCGACATGACCGAAGAAGAAGCACGAGCAGAAGGCTACGAGAATCTTGAAGCATTCCGCAAGGAATGGCCACAGATCACCAAACGCCCACTAGACCTACAGGAAACCGTCACAGCATACGAAATCCAAAAAACAGAAAAAGTTATGCGCTCGAAATCTACTAGTAGATGCAGGAATCCGAAATGAGCGTACAAAGAAAGCTAGAAGCAATTCGATATATTCTGGGGAAAGTTGCTGAGAATCCTGAGTGCGTGAAAATAACCGGGTTTGACAAAACTGCAATACAAATCTTCATTGAGGAAGGCATAGACGCTGTCCTGAAACGCTACAAGAAGGAAGCAAAACGAAATGAAGCAAGACGATATCGAAAATACCACTTTCATTAATCTTTTTTGCTAGTAGATTGACGAATTTCGTCTTTGCTCCAAAATAAGTTCCCGTTTGAAGCGGGAGTTCCCGTTTGAAGGGCACATGGAAAAAAAGACCATTCGCCCTTCAACCAGAATCCCCATTGAAGGGCACTAATGGGAAAGAATATTCAAAATGCCCTGGAACCCAAACCTCATCGTGAAGGCCTACGAATTCACTTTAAATATTAAAACCACTGAAAAAGAGGTGAAGGAAAAAACATGAGCAAACAAGAAGAAGGCGAATTAAAAAAGCGTATTTTACTGATTGCTGGAAAAGGCAGTTTAATGCCTTTGCTATCGCCACAAGATGTTGCGAATAAAATTGGCGATATTCTCGGCGAAGTTTTCGAGATTTTAGATGAGGCAAAACAAGACTTCTACTTACTTGAACTTGAACTTTATAAACAGTCAGCCGAATGGTTATCTAAAGACATTACGGTAGCTGCGGCGTTTGATCGTTCCGGAGATACTGTTAGAGAGAAAAGGATAAAATGGTTTGGAACGCTTAACGGCTCCAGAATAAGTAAACCTTCGTCTGCAGGAGAACACCAACAATCCTAACCAGCTTCGCTATTTTCTCCAAATTCGCGGTTTCTATTCCTTCACGATAAGCTTTTGTGGTGCCATAAGGCACATGACGCAAAGACGCGATCTCTTTTCTGAACCGCTGATGATCATTCTTAACGAATGACCCTTTAAGGGTCACCATCTGCTCAGGGCTTAGGCCCTCAAGTTTACCACGTACATACCGCTCGCTGCTGAGAAGTTGCAAGTCAAAACCAAACTGCTTCAAAACCTCAGCGATCACCGTGGCTTCTTTCCCCGGCGTTTGCTCAAGGACTCTCCGCATGCCTGCTTTCTCCGCGAAGGGATTATACTTCGCCATTACTGCGACCAATTCCACATAGGGCGTACCGATGAGCGGCAGCGACTCACGGATCAGCTTGGCGCCTAAACCAATGGTGCGATATTTCGGATGTATTACAACGCGGCTGATAATACTCAGCTTCCTATTCAATTCTTTAATAGACATCTTGGGCAGCACAAGGCGCCTGCCCGAACAGTTTGGCGGAGGATAACAATACACGATCACGCCGCAGAGCTCATAACCGCGCTTTAGGCAATAGATTTCTCGACTGGCGCCAACACTATGGCTGCGGTAGTGGAATCCGCTGAGTTTACGCCAATCATCTAAGACGCCGGGTTCGATTCTCATTTCTTTCGCCAAAGAGCATTCCTTGGCAGGTTCATTCGGATAATAGCTGACCGTGATTTCCTTGCCGAACTTCTTATGAATATGAACGCTAGGCTTGAGATCATCGAACAGATCGCTATGAGTCGTAGCCGCAAGGATTGCCTTACCTTCCTTACGCGCTATCTTCTGAAGATTGAAAGCAATAATCTTCGCAGTATCCCGGTCTAAAGTTGCAGCAAATTCATCGATAAGCCACCATTGCTTCTTGCTCTCCATAAATTTAGCGAGTCGATACCGGTATTTCTGGCCATCCGAAAGTTGCTGGTATGTACGTAGGAAAAGAAAAGCGTCATTGAGGCCTACTTTGCTTAGCAGCTCGAGGCCCTCTTCAACCGTAGCGCCTATAGTCTCAATCAAAGGCTTATCCTGGTCGATTTGGATGTCCGCCATATCCACGGCTTCATCACTGAGATCCTGCTTGATTGCTCGTAGTAAAACACTTTTGCCGCTGCCGCTATCGCCCGTAATGTAAACGATATCGGCGGGCCCGATCTTCAGTTCCGTGTCAAGGACCTGAAACTTCTGCGCTTCATCAACGCCCAACCCGAAGGCCTCAGCCACAACAACGGTTCTCGCCGTCAACTGAACCGCGGTCTCATAAGAAATGTTAAACGCAAACTTGTTGCTTGAACGATCATAGATACGGCGGACCTTATGAATCTTGAAATGCTCTCGGCGATCCCTCAAGACTATAGCCCCCTTATATAAAGGGTCAAAACGTTGACCTTAAAACAGCATTGCAATAAAGGCATTCTGCAACCGTAGGGGGAGAGAGGTGAGTTAAAGTGAAAAGCAACATACATGCCCATAACATATGTCGCAAACTGATTCTCAGCGGCCAACACCCATAACCTTACGCTTCGCCAATTTCCTACGTACATCCCTAAGCTTACCCAATTCTATGTCACCTCGGCACAATCGCTAAGAACGGCTCCGGCGCCATCTCAACAGTCGCGTAAATCGCCAAGGCAGTAGCCCAAAACACGTCATCATGCGTACCATTTGGATGCGAAAAGCCTATGGTGCCATCCTTCCGCAAATCATAACGTTCCACGTTGAGCTCCGTGCAGATGTCGCCCCTGTAAGGCCTCTCCCAATTAAGCAATGGATAAAAGAGCTTCTGATTAGACATGCGCTGTTTTAAGAGACTTGCCATTTCGCTCTTCTTGGGCACACTGAAGTTCACGCCTTCAGCGTTGTTAATGCCAGCGTTCTCCATGTCCGCAATGATGCTAGGTCCTTCTCGGGTAATGTCAACTCGGATTTTCTGGAATCCGCCCCAGCGGTCCTGCAACATCTTCAGATAACCCAAAACAGTCGCGTATAACGTTGGCTGCTGGAAAATCTTCAAATGTCTAAGAAATAGCTTATCGTTCAACCGTTCAATCACGCTGAGAACACAGTAATCCCTTGTCTGCGCCAAATCCAAACCAGCGAATAAGTCGCCGTGATAACTCCGCTCTGGATCCCAAGGTTGTAAGTCCTCACCACAATTCTTCACCGTGCCAATACACGAAACGATTAAGCTCTGAGCTAGCCACACATCTTCCTCTTCAGCCCACTCAGCCTCCATCTCCCGACGCCAACGAGACGGATCCTCACCAAACTGCTTACGGATCTTATCCAAAATTGCCTTTTTTAAAGGTCCATTAGGCTCTTGAGCCTGTTCCCAAGTTACATGATGCCTTGCGAAATCCTCAAAATCCCGGTGATTACACATTTTCCAGAAGAGACTATCCGTATTCCAAGGCGTGCTCGTAACTACGAGTTTGCCATTTGTAGTGCCAAGCGTAAAAAGTATAGCATCATAAAGGTCTGTGTCATTTGGCGTGAAGTTGGCTTCATCCCACCACACGCAGTTAAGCGTAGGACCCCTGATAGTGTCAGGGTTATTCGGAAACGCCTCAATCACACTACCGTTCGGGAAGGTTATCCGCGTCTTCTGCGCCTTAATGCCTGGGTCATTTAGCTTGCGAAGGAAATAGCTTATTCGCCTGATATTCAGTTTAGTTTGGCGCCAGCTAGGCCCCACAACCGCAATGTAATAGTCATCATTGTCAAGCGCATAATTCAGCAGCAACTCGGAAACCGTGAAAGACTTGCCTGATTGACGGCACCATCGAGCAGCCACAAACTGGTTTTTTTCAAAAAGATCAATAAGCTCCAGTTCATACTTGAAGGGTTCGAAACCGAGAATTTGCTTGAAAAACTCCGATGGGTTAGACTTCAACTGTTCAACCTTGGCCTGCTTAGCAGCATCTGCTGCCTCAGCATATCCTTCAAGAGAAATACGCGTGCGCTGATGTTCACTTGGAGACTTTTGCGCTCTGGGCTTTCTTCGCGAGATCCGCATACTTTGCCTCCAATTCGAAAAGACGACTTTCCAGGCCGCTAAAATCGAGGAAATCAGCTAATAGCTCCTTGTAAGTCTTCACACCTTGGATTATACTACGCAACCGCAGAGTCTCAGCCTGATCAAGCCCGGGAGTCTTAAGCGAAACCAAAGCATCATTCAGGGTCCTAAGCGCTTGCTCAATATTCGGCAAATCGTTAGAAGTAGTCGTCTGCTGAATTTGCCGGACGACTACTTTTAAACCTAAACGAAGCATTTTCTTCTTGATGCTTTCAGGGCTCTTGCCGAAGGCCTTAGCCATAACGATAAGGCTTTTCTTCTGTTGCACCATCTCACGAAGCCGCTTTTCCTCCTCAACCGTCCAGGGCTTACCCTTTGGCATCATCCTTCACCCTGAAAAAACATTTACGACCCTGCCTTTCCTTCTCCACGAAGCCCATTCTCCAAAGCTCGTTAAGATGCATGCTTTCTACTGCGCGAGCTCGCCCGGTGACCGCGGAGATCTGCTCAGCCGACGCTGGGCCATTAAAGGTTTTGAGAGCATTATAAGTTGCCTGTATGCTGACGGAAAGGTAAACGGTCTGCAGAGGCAGTGGCGTTTTAACTTGTTGAGTAAGTGTAGAGATTTTATCATCAACACTTTCAACCTTCCGCATGATCGCCTCAAACAGCAACTTAACACGGTAATAATACTGTCCGCCCACTCTTAGCTCAACTCGCCTTTTGGCCAATGATGATGCCCGATACGAAAGTGATCAAACTGGAGATCGCAACGAAAATCTCAGCGTTCCAAGAATGCAAAAACGCCATGTGTGCGATCTCGAGGCCTGATAAGCAAGCGGTCATGCCCAACGCGAATTTTACTACGTACACAAGCTTCTCGTTAGGCTCCGCAACAATAACGTGCTGATTACCTCGGCTACCCTTACGCTTCACTTTCCTCGCTAGCGCCCGTCGAACCCAATCATCATTCATTATCCTTCACCTGCACAATACTTCGCCGGTCAGGCTGAATCGTGTAACGCCGCAGAAAAACCGTGGAGGCTGCATGCTTAGCGATAAGCTCCAGATTTTTGATAAGCGTAACAGGTATGCGCGTAGCCTCCCAAACATGATCACTCCGCACATAATGCTTGCCCAATAGGAGATGTTCAGGCGACCCTTCAACACCGAGGAAAACGCCCCACTCATCCACGAGGCACTCAGGCTTCTTATGTTCCGACAAGAGGCCACGTGCATCGCTAGCGTCAAACCAGGATACTTTAACGTAGTCACCCTTCTCGAAGCTTTTTATTTTGCTTTGAATTTGTTTATTCAGCTTTTTTCACTTCTTAACTATGACGCTGTAATCTCATGGAGATCTTCAAGGTAAAACTCATTTGTTAGATACCGCCTTTTCAACTGCCCTGAACGCTTATTGTGATGTCAAAGGTAAAGTTCGTGATGCCGCTACTTGCCGTAAGAGTTGAAGACACAGCCAGAGAAAACTGCATAGCCACAACAGCATTGACGGGCACTGTTTGACTCGTGTAATTCCAAGAGAGACTAAGATACTGCTGCGTCTGAGAAGGATTCCAAGCTGCCGTTGAAAATGTCAATGTCATGGGAGACCCGCCTTCATTTCGAACATAAACCACTTTTTTGCCGACGTCACCTGGGCTTAACATGCCCCAATCAATCTCTGTCACCGGCGTGGAACACGCGAACTCAGCGTAAACCCCAAGTTTCGCAGGGTACAAAACAGTGCCTTCTCCGCTTATACGGTACGTAGTAACAGCGGCGCCAATAGCAACTCCAACTAACACGCAAACAAGCGCAAGAACAGCTACACCTATCACGGTTTTTTTATTCATTTTTTCGCCTCCTCTTCTTTTTAATTCGCCTTAACTTGATTCCGAGAAATCTCGGAGAATAAGAAATAACGCGTGCCGGACGCACCGCCATGTTACGCTGCAAACACGCAGTTCCCAAAACAGCTATAGCCCCGAAAACCACGTACGTAACCAGGTAGACTGGGTTAAAAATCGAGGCGAAAGCCAAAAACACAAAAAAAACCTTAGTCACGCGGTACATACTCACTTTAACTTACCTCTCTCTTCCAACCTTGAATAAGTAGCGACACCGCAAGAATGATGAAACCAATCAAGTAATGATGCAACATTGGAAAGCCGAATACATTCGACCAAACTGGATCACCATTCTCAAGCGCCTGCTCGAAACTGCCAGCTAAGGCGAGGCCTAACCCAAACCACACACCCTTAGGCGCAAGAAAGCACAACAACCGCTTTAATATACGCCGTAAACTCATAACATCAACACTCCTAACACTACAAGCATACCGCCCAGCAACCACCACCACCAGTAACAGCCCAACACAAGCGGCAACCCCAGCCAATTATCCCAATCATCACGGGAATGCCAAGCGTTCGGCTCACCATAACTTTCTGTAGCCTTAACAGGATCACGCTGAAAATCCCAATAGCGAATCAACCACCAAACCACATCAAGCGCCAACGGAGCCCACACAAGCAAGAACAAAAACTGCCAAACGCCATTAGCACCCAATAAAGCTATGACAATGTCAAAGGCGCCCATTACAGCATGATAAGTTTTAAAATGGCCGAGAATCCAATTTTCGCCATGTTCCTTCCACGCGCGATTCTCGAAGGCGCCCCAGATTAACCAGAATAACGCGGCTGCGATTAGTTTGATCATGAGTCCGTGTACCCCGTATATTTACTATTCACGAAATGCAGTGTTCTAGTGCCGCCGCCGACTTTAGCCACAGCAACGTCTTCCGTTACTCCGCCCGAATTGATGCTTTCTGCAGATTGATTGTGTGATGCAGGAGCGTAGCGGCCATTAGGGTTAACGTACATCGGGTCAAAACCTGCGCCTTCAGCCTCAAGAACATAACCAGCAGCTCCTTCTGTAAGCCTCGCCAATGGGAATCTTCCGCTTGTAATTATGGCTGCAACAGCTGTGACATTCTGCAAAACCCGAGCTAAAGTTATGATCGTAAAACCTGCCACATTTACGTTACCTGAGAGGTGCAGGTCTCGCCACCGCTTGGGCGTGCCACCGCCTTGCCCGAGATCATAAGTATCGTCAGCGCTTGGTAAGAGATTGCTACTGAATGTGGAATCAACTACATGGAGCTTCTTGAATCTCTTAGTTAAAGAGCCAAGCTCAGTGACATTGTCTCCTGCAGGCTGAAGCAGCAAAGCCTTCAACTCAAAAGTTTCAGCGGCAACACGCTTAAGGTAAACGTCAGGCGCCGTAGTCCCACCAGGACCAAATTCCAGCAGTTCCTTAGTGAGCTGCATAAGCGCATTCTCACCTGGAATTTTACAGCGTACATAACCAGTGGAAGGGAAAAAGAACGAATATGAATAAACCTCTTTCCATTTTTGTGTCTCACTACCAAGGACGCCATGCTCATCATCAGTTGGCGCAAAATAGTGATCCAAAACCGTTGTTCCAGCTTTGTTCTTCGTGCGGAACTGAACCATCGCAACCTCATCATCAAAAGGACCATAAAACCTTGGCGAGATCCATCCCATGATTTTGTCCCAGCCGCCATCATCAGGCGTAGGCCATTCATTTCCGTTATTATCGCCTGCCTCATGAGCCACATGGTGAGAGCCAACGCCGCCACTCTGACTTACGCTTGGAATACCCTTCTTGCCAAGCTTAGTGCGACTAAGCTTCTCAACGTTAACCGTGAACGTGCGGAGACCGTACAGGTAATCAGCCATTTGAGGCGGAACTTTACCCAATTCCAGCGTTAACTCAAGCGTCTGCGTCTTTGCATCCACTTTGTATTCGACGCTTTCAATGCGGAAATCAGCATCAACGTTCTCGTTTGGCAACGTAACATGGATTTTGTCGCCGGGCAAAATGGGCGTAGTTCCGTAATCAATGACCGTGCTACTAATAGTAAGATACTCCGCTGGATCTTTAAGGTAAGCCAGCAACGCTTTAGCCCTCAAATCACACTCATTATCACTCCAGAGCTCCTCATCCGTCTCCGTCAGCTCCCGTAGCCCGTAAGCGGTTTGGCTTGCAGCATCCTCACGAACAGCAGCATAACGGCGCCCGCCAAAATATAAGCCATCAACCCAAAAACTGCCTGTGCCAACACCAGCAAAATCGCAACTGATGCGCACTATCTTGATTTGTGTCCAATCGAAGCCAGCAGCAACGCTTTCCCAGTCGCCCTCATTGCCGACGCCAACACGCAACGAGGTCAAGCGCCACTCATCAGGTCCAACAGTAAGGTTCTTCTTCGCCTCTCTACTACTCGTGTCGTACAATTGGATTGTCACATTGCCATTGAAAGTCTTTTCGAGAAAAGCCAGAAATTCGAGAATCGGGTACAGGTTACAGTTGACTTCTTTTCCAACGTTAAGCGTAAACACGGCGCTGCCATAATAGTTGTTTTGAGCGTAGAGTTTGACGCTTCCAGTGCCCTTCGCCTTTTTAGTTGTGTCAAAACTAACCTCACCTGCTGCGGCTGTCCAAACGCCATCTGTAGGCGTTAAACTTTCAGTCCACGCGTCCTTGTCCAAAGGCACGCTCTTATCAGCAATGCCGTAAACCATGATCTTGTTTCTGACTCTGGAGATGTCTTTGCGATATTCGCTAAATTCAATCTTTTCACTGAGGCTTACTGGCGAGGTCTTACTGTTTTTAGCGAAAAACTCGAATTTGCCATCAGGCGCCACGCGGAAATCGTAGCTGATCACGCCAGCCAAATCGCTACTTTCAGCAATATACTTCAGAATGTCCCAGACCGGCGAATCTGTGTACTCCAGCTTGGTGTACGTAGTATCGGTGTTTTCGACCAACTCGACGCTATTCCTGACATGACTAAGACCAACATAGTAATCCAGCAAATCCTTAACGATAGCTTCGCCCTTCTGCGAAGTGTACGTTTTAGTTACAACACGGCGGAAAAGCTTCTCGCCCCAACACCTGCCGCCCACACGCACGTAATTCTCGTTGGGACTAGATTCAAACTTGACGCTTTCAGTCCTCGTGGTAATAATCTGCGGGACATTCACGCCTCGGCCAATGCAGATGTAGCCATCCATGCCAACATTAAGCGGATAGGTCCCGCTAGGACTGTACTTCTTATCCCAATTCTGCAGCAAAAGCTCCCAACTACTAACCTCTTTCGTGGCGCCCAAATGCACTTTAACTTCGATAATGTCGCCTTGAGCAATTCCATAAGGACCTAGAGCAACAGCCAGCTTCGGAATCTCAACACTCGTAACTACTCAACCCCTCGGCGGTACAGATCCGCTTCACCGGCACGCTGAATACTACGACTACGACTAGGCAACTCATCAGCAGCCGAATTAAAACTCTGAACACTCGATGTCGCCGCATTCATTTGACTCGCAAAATAAGCCATGGCTACAGCTGCAGCAATAATCACGGCTATACCTACACCTGTTAAAGCCAAGAAAGTGGCGTGACTTATGTTTAAGGCGTTTTGGGCTGCTGTTGCAATCCACGTAGCTGCTGCTTTGATTTTGTAAGCCACAGAAAGAAGTATGCTTTGACTTGCGTTAGCTGATTCCGCTGTCGTGTTAATCGCTATTGCTGCTGTATGACCAGTTGTGATAACCGTAAGGTAACTTTTCAATCGAATCATCGTAGAAACAACGGTAATAACCGCTAGGATTGTCCGCGCCCACTTTGCGGTTTCCTTATCGACCATGCCAAAATCCCCTGCAAGGCTTATGACTGCAGAACCCATCATCGTGACGCTTGAAAAGGCACCTGCAACTGTTCTTAAGCTCACAGTTGTCGAAGCGGCTTCTTTTCCCAAAGTGGCGAAGCCAATTCCCGAAGTTCCGACATTTTCACCCATCTCGAGCGCCGCAACCCCTGTCTCGGCGAAAGTAACCTTAGCAGTCTCGGCATTTGAAACATCGAGAGTTACAGGTGAAGCTTCGACATCAGCCTTTACGCGAGCTGCATCTTCCGCAATTTGGTTAATCTGAGGACTAGCCAGATTTTCCGCGTTAATTGACATTCTTTGACTTGAAACTTCAGTAGCCATGGCGCCAGCGTCAGACGCAACCTTGGAAAACTCGGCACTAGCAAGGTTCTGAGCAACAATCGATATTCCTAATTCGTTAAAACTCATCTAAAGCCAGCCTCCGCTTTTGCCGCTTCAATCGCTTCACGGATTATTTGCTTGAGCTGTGGAAGATACTCTTGGATTGCAGGCCAAAGATAGGGCCTAGCCCTCATGTAGCGAGTTCCTAACTCAACATAAAGGGCATAAGTCGCTTCGGCACCAATTTGAACAACCCATTCCCTAACTTTCGCATAAATTGAACTTTTCAGATGACCGGACTTGACAGGGACCTTTCGCATGGCTTCTGCTTTAACGTCGGCAGCCCAGCTAACAAGTTGCCTATGTACTTGGCTCTTGACTGCCTCATCGAAATTTCGCATGGCATTTTGAAATGCTCTAATGCCCTTAACTGTGCAACTTACTTCAATCGCCACGTCGTTTCGCCTCGCGGTTAGCCTTTTCAATCTCCGCTTGCGTCAGTCGATCACTCTCAGCTAAGATTACGAGGAATCGTTGGATGGTTCTTGCGGATTGTTTGGCGAGTTGGCTTGGGGTCCACCCGAATTCTTTGCAGAGTCGGAAGTCTGTGAGGCTAGGGTTTGGCTTTTGTCTTCGGATTGCCCGGATAAAAAAGTGGTTTCTTCCCGAGAAACGTTGCATAATTTGTTTACGACTTTGCTGAAAATTTCGCCGAGATCAATTGATATACCATCAGTTTCACTTAGCAGCTTTTCAAGAGTTATTGGCTTGCTCTCTGGCTGTTCCTTGAGGCTTGCCCAGATCGTTTCAGCTTGAATCGCAACAAAATCGCTGCTCTCCACTTGGCCAGTCATCTTGCTGTACCTAGTGTGTTTCTG